GCGCTGCTGAAGAGCGGCGCATCAGCGAGCGTGCTGGTTAATCCACCGACGCGTCCGACCGTGCCCGTGCCAATGAACGTGAGGTTGGGGAACGTCTGGGTAAGCTGGCCGACAGCAGGAGCCGATCCCTGCCCGTTCAGCGTTGCATTGCCCAGTGTGCTAGTGAGCGAAGCACTGCGCGGCGGCAGGCTGACACCGACGACGGTGGAGGAACCGCCCGCGCTGGCGAAGGAGAAGCGCGTAAGGGTCGCTGGCCCCCGGATGAGTTCCGCGCCCCACTGGACTACGGCAGTACCTCCGCTGCCGGTATAGACGAAGTTAACGCCGTCAGGGGTCGCGAATGTAACGACAGCACCACCGCCGCCACCCGCCAAGGTCGCCTTGATGGTGCAGCGATACCAGTTGTTGCCGACGTACTGGATGCTCGCTTGAGCACTGGCAATGGCGACTGCGCTACCGTTGCCGGTGAGGGTAAAGTCCCCACCCCAGTTGACGTCGGAGAAGAGGATGCGGACGAACGAACGAAGCGATGGCCGCAGGTACACCGAGTAGGTGAGAGTCGCGGTGTCGGCATGCGGGTAGGCCCAGTACCAGTAGTGCTGCTCGTTGGCGATGCTCTCGACAACCGAGTCAGCCGTGAACCCCGTGCTGCTACCCGGACCCCTGCTGCTGTTTGGTGAAACGCCTACGCCACTCTTCGTCCACAGTGCATGCTCGAATGCACTGGGCTGCGTGATGAGGTTGGTGGCCGAGACACCGACAACGGTCGACGATCCGCTCGGCGTGCCGTAGCCCATCGGCGTGACCGACATCCTGTTGCCGCGAACAAGCTCCGCACCCCACAGGTAGATGCCGCTGACGCCGTCGCCGGTGTAGGCACCGTCCCCCGCGATGGTGGGGTACATGACAATCGCCGATCCTGCACCACCCTGCGCGGTACCAAGCTTGGTAGCGCTGAACCTGCAACGGTACCAGCCGTTGCCGACGTTCTGGATCGAGGCGTTGATGAACGCGCCGTAGTCGATGCTGCCTTCACCTACAAGCGTGAAGTGCGCCAGCGCCACACCGGAGTTGTCGCCGAAGTACGCGATGACGGAGGTACGTCCCGCCGCTTTGGCGTAGAACGAGTACGTGAATACTTCGCTATACGGATGCGCGTAAACGAAGTAGAGGTAGTGCGGTGTGCTAACCGACGTATCCTCGACCAGCTTGTCGGCGGTGGTTCCAGACGCGACAGTGGGACCGGAAACGACGTTGGGCGAGATCGTGCAGGCGGTTTTTACCCATGCACTGTTGTCGAACGCGTTGGGCGCAGGACACCAGTTCGTCCATTTCGTCGCGAGGTAGCTCGACACCCGCATGAGTTCGCCCCCGTTGAGGGGGCGGTTATAGACGATGACCTCGTTGACTTCGGCGTCACACGTCTCCCACACGCCTGCGCTGTGCCCTGCTGCAAGGAAGCCGCTGAGTGCATAGCGTCCTTGCAGCCCCGCTGTCGAAGCGCTGGTGGTGGCGTTCTGCCAGACGTGGTGGAGGTACGCGACGCCCGTGTAGTTCGTGCCGTCATGCTTTCCCGTGTACGCCCATATGTTCGTGGGCGAGGGAAGCGTCGGGTACGCAACTGCGTTGACAACCCAAACACTGCCGTCAAGGACTCCGTTGTATCCCGAGGAATAGAAGCCAAGGACGAAGTTGTTCGAGGCATGCTCGGTGGAGAACACCTGCCCCTTGGTCGGCCCCACTATCCGCGAGGAGTAGAGCACCGTGAAATTCTTGCCCGCGCTCGACCCCGACATCGTGATGCCGGTGTTGCCGCGTATGTTTCCCTCGCTCGGCTTGAACCGCACTGCCTTGTTGCTGCCCGCGACGTTGACGAACGTCGGCTGTGGCGAATCGACCACCGTGCCGTGGTTGCCTGCCCCGGAAAGGTCGACCCACGACGCCCCGATGGACGCGCCGTTGGATAGCGCAAGCTGTGCTGCGTCGAGCCAGACGGTGTTTCCTCCAACAGCGCGAGGATCGACCGGCGATACGTGCGTGTTCCACTTCTTGTTGAGGTAGTCCTGAACCTGCACCCGCTCCATGTCGGTGAGCTTGCGGTTGTAGATCAGGAGTTCCGCAACCTCGCAGTCGGACGCATCGACTGCGAGGGTATCCTGCGAGCCGCTGACTGCGTAGCGCGCACCAAGCCCGGTGCCCGTGCTGGTCTTGGCGATGAGGTCGCCATCCCCATAGAACTCACCGGCGAAAGTCGTGCCGTCATGGGACGCGGCGTACGTCCACTGCCGGAAGCGTGACGGCAGCGTCGGATATCCACCCGACACCAGACTCCACCAGCCAGCGTCGTAGAACGAGTCTTCGCCGTTGGCGTGGTAGCCGACGAGCATGTTCAGTCCGGTCGACTGCTCGGAACTGAAGATGCGGTTCATCACAGGCCCGATCATTCGGGCGATGTAGAAGACCGTGAAGTTGCGGTCCCTGAAGCCTGCTGGCGCTGTGCTCGCGAGCAGGTTGGTGTTACCACGAATGCGTCCTTCAGCCGCGACGATCCGCACAACGGGTTTGCCGTTGAGCGTGTTGGTGCTGATCTTCGGGTACGGCGTGCCGACGATGACGCCGTGGTTCCCCTGCCCCGACATGTCGGTCCACTGCGTGACCGAGTCGCCCGCGTTCAGTCCAAGCTGTGACGCGTCAAGCCATACGTTCAGGCCCGCGATGACGCTAGGGTTGGTGATCGACGCCACGAGCTACGTCCCCCCGCCTGTTGCAGGAACTGTGGAAAAAGAACCGAGGGTATTTTTGGTCACGTTGTTTGCTGTCGGGACCGTGTGCGAGACAGGAGTCGCGCACCCTCGGCGGGAGGGAGAGATTAGTCCTCGGTGACGCTCGTGGCAGTGGTGATTACAGGAGTTGCGCCGTTACCGCATACGATTGCAGGAGACAGCGCCGCCGACCACAGGAGCTTGCCCGCGCCCGACGATGCCGTGCCGATACCGAAAAACGTCGCCGTGCCGCTACCGCCATTGCCCGTCGGGAACGTCGCGTCGTTGAGCAGTGCGGCGACGTTGCCAGTGACGGTCCAGCCGCTGGCTGAACGCGGGACTGATACGCGCGCGTAGTTTCCGTAGGCAATCTCGTTCGTGCTCTGGTTGCCTGCCTCGCCCGGATCGGCTGTGTGCAGGCTGAGCCACACCACCGTGTTCGGAGCCGACGCCGCGTTGTCCGCGAAGTTGGCCATCGGCACGGCCTGCAAGATCAGCTTGAGGAAATCATTCTCAAACGTGTCGTGCTTGCCCGGCATGGTCTACCAGCCTTTCATCGCGGCAACGCCTTCGCAGCAGCCTTGTCTTTGCGCCGCACCTGCGCACGCACCCACTGCTCGTCGATGTGCTTCTTCAGCGCGTTGATCGCCGCCATGACGTCCTCTTCCGGCGCGTCGTCGTGGTCGATGATCGAGTTGAGGTTGGTCTTGACCAGCACCAGTTTTTGGGCGACGTTCATCAGGCGTTTCCGTCCGTGAACGTGAAGACCGTGACGTTGATCGTCTGGCCGTTCGCGAGCACCGCGTTGTCGAGCACGAGGTCGGTGCCCGTCGTGCCGCCCGTGCCTTGGATGTGGCATGTCGTGCCGCTGCTGTCCTTGATGCGGAACGAGGCGGCGGTGCCGTTGCCCGACGCCACGCCCGTCCACGTACCGGCCAGCGTCTTGGTGCCCGCTGCCGCGCCGTTCATCCAGTCGCTGGGCAGCGACAGGATCGCGAGCGTGCCTGCCGGGTCCGCAGCCGCGCAGTTCGCCGGGACCGACCCGGAGAACATGTACAGCTTGGCGAGAGTTCCAATCGTCGTCTCGATCTGGTCGAGTCGGTTGTTGCGTACCGTGGTGCTAAGCTGGATCGACATGTGATGCTCCTTGATTAACCGACTTGACTGCGAACTTGGAACTTGAGTAGGTCGTACACCGTCTGCTTGTCGCCGTTCTCGAACGTGATCTCGATCTCACCTTCGTACGCGCCCAGCAAGTCCTTCAGCGTGTCGTCGGGGAAGTTGAAGTAGCAGACGCCACCATCGGGATCATTGATGTAACACGGGAGGGTCGCGAGTATCTCCGTCGCTCCCGCCTGCCGGAAATACACGACAACCGTTGCGCCGGTGATGTTGATCGGAACGTCTTCCGGGTTCAACAACGTCATGACGATGAACGGACGGTTGTCGCTTGCGACGAGCTTGATCCGGTCGGCCATGTCACCAGTACCTACGCATGTGTACGGAGATTGGCGCGCGCACTTGCCCCGTATTCACGAACGAGCGAGCGTTTGCGCAGTCAGCCGAGAATTGTCGGTAGTACCCCAGCCCCGTCTTCGGGTCGGTCCACTGCTGGTTCGGGATCATCAGCAGCCGCGCAACAGCACCGTGGACAATCGCATCCGCGTAGTCCTCGAAGATGAAGTCGATGACCGTCGTCGAGCCGCGCGTCGGCGCAAACGCGAGCAGTCCGGTCAGCACGTTGACCACCGACTTGTCGGGCTTCGGTATCAACGTGATTTCGTTGGGGTTGAACCTCAGATACGCGCCGGGCGTACCCTCTTGTACCATCCAGTCGTATCCGACTTTCGCTGCGACCTCGGATACCGACGTCTTCTCCAAGCGCCTGCCCTCGTAGTACAAGTCGACGATGTGAGTCAGCATGGCACCAGACGGCACGTCAAGCTCGTACGCAGACTCCCCCTTGCTGGTGGAGAGGGGTTCCATCGGAGCCTGCCAAGCGAGCGACTTGCGGCAGAACTCGATGCACGCCGAACGAATGGCGTGCTCCGCTACCGGGTCCGCTACGTGTGGAACGAGCGGGATGAGGTAGGGGAAGAAGGCCGAGTAGGCGACGTTGGCCATTACTTCTGCGAGGCGGGCAGGTTCGGGTTGAACCCACCGAGTGCTTGGTTCGGCGACGTCACCGTCTCCGCAGTGACCTTCGCGCCAAGCAGCGTCATGAACTGCTGGTAGTACGCTGTCGCCGCCGTCGCGTTGGCGGCGTACTCCGCGTCCTTGCTGTACGCGCGATACAGCATGTAGTTGATGAGTGCGGTCGCGTACACGTCATCGACGAGGATCGACGAGCCTTCCGACACGTCGGCGGGTGCGGCGGCGTAGACGAGGTCCACGTTGCTGCCCGCGCCGGTCGACGGCGGATAGACGTAGTACGTCTTGGGGTCCAGTGGACTGTAGACGTAATGCTTGATGACGGCATTGGGTGTCGATGTGTGCCACCCCGGAGTCTGCGCGTCGAGTATCTCGCGCGACACCACGCGGATTGCGTTGCCGTTGACGTTGCGCGGCACGTCGATGAGCGAGACGCCGTCGAGCGGCAGCGCCTGCTTGGAACCGGAAGTCAGCGCAGTCGCGACGTTCTTGATGTACGCGTTTGGCTTGTGGAGAACGATCTCGCGTTCACCGTCGTTCAGCCATCCGAGAAGTTCTGGGCGCGGCCACCGGATGTTGGTCGTGTCCTGCAAGATGATCGAGGAGCGGTCGATCAAAGCCCCGGCGGTGATCGTCGACATGTCTTCTCCGAAAGTTCGGGTTCCCCTCCCCCGAAACGAAGGAGGGGAGCTACCGTGATCCTAGTTCGCTGCTTGGAACAGGATCATACCTTCGGGCTTGACCACCTTGCGACCGTAAACCACGAGGCCACGAACAAGCTGTCCGAAATCGCTGGGATTCGGAATGCTCTCGACCTTGTTGATTTGCGATGCGAAGGTCCACGCCGACTTGTGACCCGCGTACAGCGCGTGCCGCTTGGCGCTGGTGTTCGTCACGCCGAAGTAGTCCTTGTTCGCGGCGGCGGTCGGCAGCAAGTTCGACACGTACACGTCGAAGCGGTCGATGCGCCCGATCTTCCCGTTGCGGACGATGGACGTCGAGTCGCCCATCCACTGTGCTTGCGCCAGCGGCGTCTGCATGAGCATGTTGCGCTCGACCGGGGTCAGGATCAGGAAGCGATCCGTCTCGGGCACGTTCTGCTCGTCCAGCGCCGAGGCCATCGCCGTGATGGCGTTGAGGATGTTGGCGGTGGTGGTACCAGCGGTGGGCGTCAGCGCGATGGGCGTTGCGTCCGTGCCGAAGTTGTACGCCCCCGAAATCTTGCCAGCGGTTGCGCCGACGTTGGCCGCATCCGCGCCGGTGACGACGGCTTGCAGGCACTCGCGGTCGACCTGAATCTTCATCTGGTTCGCCGCGTCCGTCGTGAACATGTCCATCAGGTTCGGCTGGGCTTGGTACTCCAGCACGTCGCTGACGTTCACGCCGAAGTAGTACCCCTTGTCGATCTGGAGTTCGATGGTGCTCGGGGCCGGGACTTCGTACGTCAGTGCGGTGCCGATGACGTAGGCGTTGATCGTGATCGACGGGATGTTGTTGATGACGACTTTGTCGCCTTGGTTCTTGATCTCGCCTTCCCAGTTCGTGTTCGAGACGTCGCCAAACGTCGTGGCTGCGTAGAACTTGACGTTGAGCTTGCTCGACCAGACGGACGGGATGAAGGTGCCCGAATAGCTGGGCGTGGTGTTGTGCGGTGCGCTGACCGCAAAGACTGGTGCGGCGGTAATGGTGGCCATGGTTCAGTGTCCTTTGGGCAAAAGCGGAGTGAGGGTTAGGCTTCGGCGTGGTTGCGCGACTCGTGCTCTTTCCTACCGCGCTTGCCCCGCTCCCCCTCTTCCTTGGTGTCGTCCTTGGCGGCTTCCGCCTTGGCCTTGGCTTCGGCTTCCGCCTTCTCCTTTGCCCGCTTGGCAGCGGCTTCGGCTTCCATTTCGGGAGTGCGAACCAGCGGCGGGGCCGATGTGGCGGCGCTGAGATTCACCGCCCAGTCGTTATCCGTAACCGCGACGAACGTGGCCGGGACCAGCAACGGCACCTCGTAGGGTGCGTCGATTGCGCCGCCTTGGATTGAACCACCTTCCTGCGGGAACACCTGCGCGGAAGTATCGCCCACCACGATCACGGTGAGGGGAGGACCGCCGCCTGCGGGAAGCTTCACCGCCACGTCGGGGCCGACTGCGCTGACCACGACGACGTTGTTGTTTACTTCCGGCGCGCCGGTTTGCGTTGCACCTACTGCCGATACGCCTGCTTCACCGCCACGCGATGTGGGAAAACTCGATCCAGCCATAGCCGTCTGCTCCTTGTGGAGCCGCCCCTGTCAGGGCTTCAGACGGCCCTCCAGCAGTGCGGCGTTCAATTCGTTTTCGATCTGGGTCGCTTCGTCATGCCGACCGGCCTTCATCAACCGAACGATCTGCATCGACTCGGCCTCGTATTCCTTGGCCGTGTAATCGCGCTTCGCGCTCGGTAGTGACGCCACCGATCCGCCCGACTTGGCGGG